TTATCGCGTTGAATGGGGAGAGGCTTCTGTCACCGGCGGTCGGACAATGTAGCGCGCCAGCGACTCGTGGGTGACAAATGTGCAGCCACACTGGATGTTCTGACACTGATGGTAGCGCTCTTTGGTTTCGGAACTCAGGTAGCGGCTTGAGCGCGCATGCGCCGCTTGCTGGCATACCGGGCAATGCATCATGGTGGGTTCTCCCTCGTTAACATGCTGCAATAATAAACTCATAGCTTGCAAATGCAAACTTTAAATCGCGTTTGCTATTTATTCTGCACATCATATTGTCCCTCCTCGATTTTGACCTCCAAATCAAGCTTGCTGACAAACCCATTGTTATCCAGGCTGTGCGTCACTTTTTTAATCGTCCATGCCGTATCGTCAATGACCGTCTTAAAGCCAGAGACCCGCACCGGCGTTTCCGGGGTGATGTCGGTACGTCCCCGCGCCAGCGTGAGGGAAAAGGTGGCCGTATTACGTTGAATGTAATGCCACAGCCCATCAGCTGCCCTTTTCGCTTCTTCTTTGCTGGCATAGACGGTCGACATGCCATAGACGTTATCGGCACTCCCGGCAACGTAAACCGGCTTTTCGCTTTGCTCTGCCGCAGGTGTCACCGCCTGGGGATGCTCTGTACTGGCAGGGGGTTGCGCAGTGGTTTTACGTTGTAACTGCACTTTTTGCGTCTGATTTTTTGGCTTTTTGGTATCAAGCCAGCGCGCCGTCACGCCGGTGTAACTTGAGCGGTCGGCAATATTAAAACTGTGTTTATCACCGTCGCTGCGCTGAATGACAACCTGCGGGAACGCTTCGCCCTTTGCATTCAATCCCCGTCCTGGTTTAATCAGCATCAGTTTGTTCCATTTCACCGTCAGTTCGGCACCGTTACGCACCGCCAGGCGGTGCAGGAAACTGGCGTCCGATTCCATCGACTGGTCGATATGCGCAATCTTAATCCTCTTCAGTGATTCGGCAACGCTGGCTTCCAGCCCGCAGCGTTTAGCAATCTCCTCAACAATGGCGCCCAGCGTGGTGTCATGCCACGACTGCTCATGTTCTTTGTTGAGTTTGCCGTTGAAATCCGCACTGCGTCCGATCACCGTCACCTTATCCGGCGCACCATCATGCTTAACCTGATCGATAACAAACTCACCCAGCCCGACCAGCGCATAGCCCTTTTCGCCGATAAATACGCGGATTTTCGTGTCGCGCTGCGGCAACTGAATATCGCCATCGGCGTCACTCAGCACCAGTGTCAGCGTATCAGCGGTGAAACCACGGTTATCTTCGATAGTCAGGCTGATAAGCCGGGGGGCAATATTTTCGGTGATATCTTTACCGTCCAGCATCAGTAAATAAGCAGGGCTGCTGACCTGCGCCAGCCCATTGGTCAGCGCATCGATCATAGGTCGATCCCCAGCGTTTTTCTTGCCCTGGAATAGAGCTCTTCGCCCTGCTGGCGAATATCGCCGAACATGGCGGCCAGCGACTCATCCACCCGCTTTAAGCTCAGTGTGAAGGAAATTTTGCGGGGCGAACCGTCGCTGTAGTACTCGGAGCCGTTGTCCTTCAGGCTTTCGATAGCAAACATGCCGTAAATGGTTCCCGTTCCGTCAATCAGCGGCCACGCTTTCCCCTGTTCGGCCATTGTGCGCACGACATCCAGCGACTGCAGGCCGCCGGTCAGCTCCGGATAGAGGTCACCGCCAAGAACGATGGTCTCTTCGCCCGGGCCAAGGTACTGAAATGCCGCGCGTTTACCGACGCGGCTATTGGAGGCCCAGTTATATCCGGCCGTGCGGTTCATGGTGGTATAGGGCAGTGTCTGCCGCATAAATACAAAAAGTCCCAGTGCCAGCATCATGGTGCATAACCTCCTAACGCGTTGAATTGCGAGAGCGCATTGTCGCGCTTATTGTTTTCGTACTGTTCGAGCAGCTCCATCAGGTGGCGGCTGTTATCGCTGCCCGGTGAAACATCGCCCTGTAGCGTCACGTTGATATCCGTTCTGCTCTGGTCAACGTAGGAACCACCGCCAGCCGGTTTCGCTGCCTGATAATTGTTAAAGCCAGGCATTGCGCTGGTTGGCTGAATGTAGCTCTGGCTGCCGCTGGCATCTGTCGGCGGTTTCGGTACCTCGAGCACCGGTTTTTTGTCGATAATCCCGAGTTTTTCCAGTACCCAATTCAGGCCGCTGCCCAATATTTTTACGCTCTCAATCACCAGCGCGATGGAGCCAGAGAGCATCTGGCCGAAATAGAAACCCGCTTTTGCGCACTGGTTCAGCGTTTCCTGGCTGGCCTGCACCGGCGTAATCAGATCGCTGAAGAGTTGTTTGATGTTCTGCAAGCCGTTGCCGATGAGATCAAACAGCGGTTGTAGCGGCGCAAACAGTCCGGCGAGCGGAGCGAACGCGGCGCCAATCCCGGCCATTACACCGCTAAAGAAAGCGCTGATTGGCTGCCACCAGGTGTAAATGGCCAGCGCGGCGGCGGCAACAATGGCAATCACGCCGACAATCGGCAGCGTGAGCGAACCAAGCACCGCCATAATCCCGCCGCAGACGGTAGTAAAGACGCTGCCAAAAGTGGTCGCAATGGTGATCAGCGTGCTGATACCCGTAAAGACCGGCGCGATAACGCCCGCGACGGTGCCAATCGCCCCGGCAACGCCGACCACGACAGTGGCAATCATGCCGAAGGTTTGCACCAGCCCCTGGTTGTTCTGCACCCACTGTTGCAGCTGCCCCAGATAAACCGTTGCCGTTTGCACCAGCTGGCGCAGGGAGGATTCTTGCGTACTGAAAATATCCACGCTCAGCGACTGATAAGCACTTTGCAGTGCCTGTAAATCGGTACCGAGATTGCCCGCCTGCGCGCTTACCGCACTTGCCGGGTTACTTACTTCGCTTTCAGACTGCGCCGGCGCGCTATTTTTCAGCGATTGCTCATAGCCCGGCTGCAGGAGTTTTTTGCCGATGTTGAAGCCAGAAGTGGCGACGGCCATTCCGGTTTTGCCCACCGCGGAGACTTTCCCGGCGATGCCCTGAATCGTTTGCTGGCCCGCCTGGATTTTTTCCGCGCGTTTTTGCCGGGTCTCCTGCTTCAGCGCCTGCTGCTGCGTGACAAGCTGCGCGCGATGATCGCTGATCTGGCTTTGCAGTTGCAGTTTCGCCGCCGTCGGCGCATTCGGCTCAATGCCTGCGCGCAGCCGCGTTAACCGGTGGTCGATCACCGCTCCGCGTGCCGTTTCGTGCTGTTGCGAAAGCGCGGTTGCACGCTCCTGCGTGAAGTTTAGAATGCTGGCGTGGCTGCGCGTCGGCGGGCCTTGCTCCGTCAGCTTTTGCGCGCGCAACTGCACGGTTTGCAGGCGCAGGCTGAGTGCCGAAAGGGATTTTTCGGCCTGCGTTAAACCCTCAACCTGGGCAAGCTGGCTGTACAACCCGCGCAGATTTTTCTCCGTCTCTTTGATACCCGCAGCAAGCGAAACATTCGCCGTTTGCAGGTTTTTAAACGGGCGCGTCGCCTGGTCAACAGCCGTGAGCAGTGCGTCAATATTTGTGCTGTTACTCATGTGTGTTTCCGCTTCGCTGAAGCGCCTTTTCGCGCCATGTGATGAGTTCGCTCAGACTCAGGGGGTAGAGTTCTGATGGCGGCCAGTGAAAAATCACCGCGATATCCGCCATCAAATCGTCAACCGACAGGTTGGCCGGAAAACTTACTGTGCCGAAACCGGCGACAAAAAACCGACCACCTTGCCTGCCAGCGCGACCATATCCGCCAGATCCAGCGCCGTCACTTCCTGTTCGGTCAGGGAAGGCGAGGTGATACGCGGCAGCACTTTAATCAGCGCATCCACTTCAGCATTCGCCACTGCCGCTAGGCTCAAACCGCGCAGGGTGCCGGCATTCGGTTTCATCAGGGTAACGGCGTTGATAAGCTGTTCGCCGCGTTTGATCGGCGTTTCCAGGGTAACGACGTTATCAGTTTCGTTGCTCATAAAATCCTCGTGATTGCGTTAGCGAAGGGAAGTCCCGGCCAGACTGGCTGACCGGGCAGGGGTTACAGGCCGATATTGCGGCGGTGCTGTTCGAGACGATCGACGCCGTTCACTTTTTCGATCATGTTGATGGTGTCGATTTCCACCAGTTCCTTGCCATCCATCGTCAGTTTGAAATAAGTACAGACGACAGAGATTTTGGACTCGGTGTCTTCGCCCGGCTTGTTCTCGCCGGTGTCGATCTCTTTCTGACGACCGCGCATCACCACTTCAACGGCGACCGTTTCACCGGTGTCATCGCGCTGGTAGGAACCAGCAAAGCGGATCGGCACCGCATCGGCGCTGGTTGCGCCATACAGTTCCCAGATAGCCTCATCCGGGAAGCCGCCCAGCGACCACTCCATTGCCATGGCGTCGTCATCAAGACCCATATCAATCGGCGCGATACCGTTCATGCCTGCGCCACGGTAGTTCTCCAGCTTGCGGGTCAGTTTCGGCAGCGTGATGGATTTTGCGATCCCCTGATAGCTGTAGCCATTGAGGAACACGTTCATATATTTCAGTTTTCGCGGCATTGCCATTTATCAGGCTCCTTAATTGCTGTTGACCGAGGAGACCAGATTCGCCAGATATTTATCGGTGATGCGCTGGCGTAAGGTCAGGTTTTCCAGTGGCGGCACCGGCGTATAGTCGTAATCGATATACAGTTTCCCGGCTTTCAGGGTCTCGGCGTCATTGGCGCTCTCGTCGAACCAGCAGGTGGCATCAACGATGTAACCGTTGCTTTTCAGTTCGCGGAACTTGGCGTTGATACCGTCGATGATGTCGCGGATAAGCGTCGCGGTGATCGGTTTGTCGACCGCCCACATATGCGCGTCTGCCATGGTGTCGGCGATAACCTGCGCGGTGCGGGTGTAGTTTTCAAACAGGAACAGCGGATCGTCGGAGCAGGTACGGTTGCCCCAGAAGCGGAAACCATCTTTGCGAATCAGCGTCGTCACACCCGCTTCGTTCAGCAGGTCGGCATCGGTACCGGATTCCTGCAAATCCCAGAAGACCGGGGTGCTGATGCCGGTGACGCCATTCACGCCAACGTTGGACAGCGTTTTGTGCCAGCCGACAGACTGGTCGATATACGCACGCAGGCCAAGTGCGCGGGCGGTAGCGTAGGCGGTTGCCGTCGCGTTCGCCACCGTATCCCAGGCGAGGAAATCGGGCCAAATCACCATCAGCTCGCGCTGGCTGAAGTTCTCGCGATACTTGATGGCATCAGAAATGGTTTTGCAGCCCCAGGCGCTGACATAACCGAAGGCGCGCAGCTTCTGGCAGACTGGCGCCAGTGCGGTGGCGACTTCCTGCGTGTCATAACCCGGCACGCCCAGAATACGCGGTTTCACGCCGGTGACGGCTTCGGCGGTCAGCAGCGCTTTCAGGCCGGTGTATTTACCGTTTTCATCGGTGGTGCCGATGATGTTGGAAATCGTCTGCGCCTGCGCATCATCGCCGCTGCCTTCAGCGACGCGCACAACGACGATAACCGGTTTCGCCTGGTCGGCAATGGCTTGCAGCGAAGAGGCCAGCGTACCTTTGGTACCCGCTTTGGCGATGGCGCTTTGCACGCTGGTGACAAGCACCGGTTCATTCAGTGGAAAGGTTGCCGCATCGGCATCGCTGGCAGTACATACCATGCCGACAATGGCGGTTGAGACAGTGGAAATGACGCGCGTGCCGTCGTTGATTTCGACGACCTGAACGCCATGATGATAGTCACTCATCCGTTTAACTCCGTGGTGTTGGGGTGAGTGCTATTCTCCAGGCCGCAGCGGCGCAGTGCTATTTATCGGGGTTGGGGCGAGGATGAAACAACGATTGGAATGCATTACTTACCGCAGAGTTTTTTAGCAATGACTTACTCCCTGATTTCCTTATAAGGGGCTAATCAGGGGATTTGGTTTAAAGCTTGTGTGACTCTTTCTACTATTTCATTGGCAGGTATCGTTGCAAGTTTGCTTATGTTGTTATCGCATTTTTCTTCGTTAGAATAATCAGAGGAATATAGCACTTGATGAAGCTCAGGATCTTGCTGCGGGATACTTGCATTCGGTTGCTTAAGCACAAAAAGGCTGACAGTTTTTGTTTGCAACGCTGTAGCAATATGTAGACATCCAGTATCCGGGGTAATAAGAACCGAAAGATTATTTATTAATTCTGCCAACTCTTGCAGTGTTGTCTTACCAATATGGTTTACAACTCTATTTTTTAATCCTTCATCTAAATTGCTAAAAAAATCGGTCGAAAGATGCGTTTCAGCCTTAGCCCCTAACAGATGGAATACGCAGTCAGGATATTTTCTCGCAATCTTCTCAACAACATTTGCTGCGGTATCTGTAGGGAAATAACGACCTATACCTGATGCGCCTAGCTGTATTCCTACTGTCCGCCCATTAAAGGCTTTCTGCCTTACTGGCGAAGGATAAAACATTTTTTTATTTTCAATGCTTATATCTAACTTGCCAACAAGCACCAAATCATTTTTTACAGGAGGTAACTTGCCACCAAGAACGTATCCATCACAAGAATTAATCAGTACCTTACGTTCATTCCCAAAATAATGCTTCAGCAAGCAACGAACACCCGCAAAGGTCATGGCTATAAAATCATATGGGTTTTTAGAGTGAAAAATAATGCCTAAGTCTGGGTTTGATTTCCTAAGAATACGACCTGTCTTAATAGCGGATATGACGCTATCGTCCATATACATTACTTTATTTATATAAGGACATTCCGTAATTAAACCTTTATTATTGCTACTTATCACTGCTGTTATTTTTGCCGTCGGGTTAGCGTCTTTAAGTGCTCTTATTGCAGGAGTGCAAAATAAAAAATCCCCAAGCCGTTTATTGTTAATGATTACAATGCTTTCTACTTGGGGGAAATTTAACTGAGCAGGACTAATTCGTGAATTCCTTCTGAAATAGCGCAAAACTGCATCAAGTATTTTCATTTTACGTTCGAACGTAGACATATCTTTGCCTTGAATCTTGATAAAGACATAATTCTACATCAACGTAGCTCGAGAGCCAATGTATGGTAATGTCTTAACCTATTGGTTTTTCTGGCCACTCAATATCAGGAGCAAGCGACGTATTTACGCGGTTGACCATCACTCGGTACATTTTCCATGCCGACAGTAGAGCCATCTCCTCATCAGCGGCAACCTCTAAATCAACAGCATCCTGTATAGGTGCTATCGCCATTGCTGCATCCTTGAGTAAGCTCTGTTTATATGCTTCCGCGTTAGCAACATAATCGACAGACACAGGAATGATTTGCTGACCATCAAACATCCATTCACCTTTTTCATTTAGCCCTTCGGGCACTAAGTTAGAGGCTATTTCTGCCACGGATTTACCAATCGGCCACAACATAGAGACATCCTTAGAGAAACGAGTAATCACGCCATCTTTCTCATACTCAATTTTTATTTTTTCTGGGTCAAAAAGAGCCTGTGACTGATACCAGTCATACCCTTCTTCTGACCTCAGGTTTGTAACGGTAAATTCAGCGATTCTTTCTTCACCGGAAAACTGAAAATTTAGAATAATCATTTCTATCCTCGCTATGCTGAAATCGTTCTCCAGACACCATTAATATTTATCTGTAGTGCGCGTACGTACCATACTGAATAACGTGCATCACCGTTGTTACTTGCTCGACCAGTGATAAAGTTGCCGACGGGAGCATCAATATCTGCGTTACCGCTTGAGGCTGTGCCGATGCTACCTCTTGCGCTAACCCGGACACCGATCACCGTATTGGTTTTCATTGGATAGCGGCCATCGCTTTCGGCTCTTGTGTAGGCCTCTCCTGCTGGTGTATAGCTGCCTTTAGGTTGAAACTGGCTGGTTGTCCACGTTTCAGTTGCCAGTTGAATAACGGTATTGCTGGCTGAGTGACGCATATAAGGTAAGGCTGCATTCCCGCTATTAAATCCTGCTATCTGACAACCATCCTGGGCGATGGCGCGGATATCCTGTGCTGAAAGCTGAACGTCTTCATTTAAAGCATGGCCGTTAATCGTTCGGCCAGAGGGTACGCGCGCGTTGGCATTGTCATTCGCAGCCGTGGCCAAATCGAAAGCTACTTTCACCGCCTTGGGTGTTGCTGCGAGATTTTCAGCCGCGTTATTTATTGCGCTGCTAAGCTGGGTAAATCCTTTGTCTGTCAGCGTGGCATCAGGATGTCGCCGCGATTGCTCATGCTCAAGGATTTTGTCATCAACATAATCCTGTGATGCCATAACCGTCGTGGAGTCGATGGCTAATTCAACGGAAGCTACATCAGAAAGGATGATAACCATACGCAGGGTTTGCGCGCGCCCAGAACCTTCCTCGAGCTTCGGTTTATAACTCTCGGCCATATTACCGACTGCAACCAGCGTGCCAGAATCGTCATAAAGCCCCATTTCACGCAGCCAGAAACCGCCCGTTTCCGGGGGGATAACCAGCTCGGCCACCACGTAATTCTTATTCTTATTGTCCAGACTGATTTTATTCAGCGCTTGGCGCCAGACTTCATTCACCAGCTTCGTCTGTCCGGCGTTCGGTTCTGGTAGCGTGCCGCCGCCATCACCAACGGCCATGGTGGTTATATTGACTTTTTTCCCACCCGTCGTAAGGGCGGCTGCAAATTTTGCCACCCCAGCGGTAGTGACGACTGTTTTAAATTTTGTTGCCATTTTTCCTCTCACTCCGGGTAAACAGTAGTAATGTCGCCGCCATAATTCAGGCTGCCGGTATAGAGATAACCCGCAACATCCTGAATGATATTCAGACCAATGAGATGGCGGCTGGCTGGCTTAGCATCATCAATTAGCCGTTCCATTTCAAAATACATCTCCTCGCTGATGCCAGTGTCCAGCACACCGATATCGAGACGAAAAGTGCCTGGTGGATCGTTAGTCTCCCACCACTCGGTAACATTGATGAGATAACCTAGCGGCTCAACCACACGGCGGACTGCGCCGATAGTCCCTTTATGACAATGGATAAACCAGGCGCTGCGAATCACTTCGCGTTTGGTCTCTTCTGGCCAGTTTTCATCCCAGCGGTCAACGGAAAATGCCCACGCCAGCCACGGTAAAAGGTTGGCCGGACATGTCTCGGGGTTCCACAACTGACGTAGCGGGATCGGCGTGTTTTCGATTTCTGCGCAGGCACGCGCGGCGGCTACTTCAAGAGACGATGAACCCACCGGCAACAACCGAGAATCACTCATCGGAACCTCCGACAACAATCTGGTAGTCTGTGCAGTTCGACGCCTGCGTTTTATCAAGTACGATGTCGTCCAGCGGCGCGGCCAGCTCAACGCGCTGTACGCCTTCTACATGCAAAGCCGCGTAGATTGCCGATTTTCGAATATCACGGCCAAGGCGGTGCTGGGCGCTGATATAACTCTGAAGTTTTGCTTCGGAGGCACTACGTACCGGTTCGCTCTCCGGGCCTGGGTAGAGATAAAGCGTGGCGTTAATTTGATAGTCGACAATATTGGCCGACTGAACGGTGAGCCGGTCAGCCACTGGCCTGACATCTTCATCGTTCAGCGCATTACGCACGGCGGTAAGCAGGTCATCCGGCGCTATGCCGTTACCCTCACGCGATAACACTGATACCGTTACCATGGCGGGTTCCGGGCTGATCACTGAAATATCTGCGACACGCCCGTCTGCGCTGAGACCATGGAATTCATAAGCACCGATTGAACCCGCGACACTCATTCCTTCCAGCGCTTGCTGAATGCGCAGTCGAAAATCGCTGTCCGATTCCATTACAGCGGCTACGGGCGGGATAGCGCTCTCATTGGCAGGAGCAATCTCAAGACGAGATACGTTGAAATTTGCCCCAATAATATCCAGATCGTTACCGGACGCATAAGCGAGCATAGTGGCGCGTGCGGCTTCGTTCACCCGCTCGCGCCACAGCACTTCGCGGTAAGCGTTTTCTTCAAGAAACTTGGTCAGCGGCTCGGATTCTAGCGCCAGCGTGCGAGCAACTGCTTCCTGCTCATCGGCAGGAAACAGAGACACCAGCGTCGCTTTGCGCTCCGCGAGAATCGTTTCGTAGTCGAGCGCTTCGATAACGTCTGGAGCAGGAAGCTTACTCAGGTCAACAATCGGCATGGTTTTAACTCACTGGAAGGGTTAACGAAAGGGATTCGCCGGTACTGGCGAGCTGGCCGGTCAGATTGACAATCATCGTGCCGTCGAACTGACGTTCGGTTGTCACTGCGCTCAGCGTGATGCGCGGTTCCCATTTCAGCAGCGCCATATAGCAGGCGGCCTGAATCTGCAGCGCCAGCGCCGGGGTTTGTGGCTGGTCGATCATCTCAAACAGCAGTGAGCCGTAATCACGGCGCATGACCCGTGAACCAACAGGCGTGCGCAGAATATCGCTGATGCTCTGGCGGATATGTTCGGTGTCGGTCAGGCGCTGGCCGGTGGTGCGGTCAAAACCGCTGTATTGCACTGTCATAGAGGCGCTCCTGTTGTACCGCCGCTGTCGCCGGGGTGTTGATGGGTATGCAGTACTTTGCCGTTAGAGGACAACGAACCGCCGCTGTGCGAGATATTGCCGCTCATCGTGCCGCCTTTTTGCACCTCCAGCGTGCTGGTAATGAGCTTGTTGGTACAGACTACTTCCGGGGTATCAAGCGTGATGCGGGTGGAGGCGACAACCTTCACTTCCGGCACACTGACGGTTACGGATTGGGAGGCGGTGATATCGGCGGTTTTAATGCCGCTGACTTTCAACGCGCTGTTTTGTGGTTCGTATTCGAACACCGCCCCATCGGGGAAGGCGACATGCCAGGCGTCCGCCGAAACGGAAGGCGCCGGGTTGTCGTCAGAAAAAATGCCCGGTAGCACAAAGGCGGTGTCGAGCTCGCCGCCGACCGCCAGCAGTAAAACCTGCTCGCCGACCGAGGGCGCCCACCACGTACGTGAATGTCCGGCGCGGTGGGTTAACCACTGCAACCACTGAGTGACGATGCCGCCTGTCTGCACTCGACAACGCCCGGAAGTCAGGTCGATGTCGACGATAATCCCGGTACGGATCATATTGCGCAGCGCGCGGGCCATTTCCTGGAGCGAGAGTTGTGTGTTCATAGCGGAAATGATGCTATGCGGCCCCGGCTTTGAAAAACGGACAAGGCTGTCCGGCTTTTGGCACAACGCGGGGCGCATTTGCGGGCGTTATGAAGCCCAGCGGCTCACCAGTTCGCCGTTGATATAGAGCTCAACCGGGCGGGTAACCAGCGCCGGCGGCAGCGGCTCCGGCAACGTCTCGGCGTGCAGCGCGCCATCCACTTCCGTCACTTTGGTGCGCTCGGTCAGTTGCAGGATAATCAGCAGATCCTGGGTGCCATCGCTGTTGGTCGTCAGCGACCAGCTAAAGCAGCCGCGCTGGCCCGCTTCGACGGTGAGAATATCCGGCTGGTTGTCGCGCAGCCAGGCCATGATCGGCACAAAAATCGTATCGATATCGCCGGAAAAAGCGCTGACTTCGACGTTGAGGTTGAACTGTTTTTCAAACGACAGCGAAGGGGCAAACGTGGCGGTATTGCTGCCTTTGTCCACCCACAGCCGCAGCGTATCGGGGTTGTCGTGCAGCGCCGGGACAGCATCAGTCAGGGCTTTGCGCAGCGTGTCGGGTTTTAGCATTTATCTCATCCTGGCAGTGTTTAACGGTTTCGACTTGTAGCGCGCAGCTTTCCAGTGCGCGCTCAAGCTGACGGATATCGGCGCTTAAATCGCCGTTAGTTTGTGGATCGCTGCCCGGCATCGGACACAGGCTGACCTGCGGGCAGCGGTTGTAAACAGTGACCGGCAGAGGGGCAGGCGGGGCGCTGGTGCACCCGGCGCACAGCATCAGGCAACTGAGTGTTATACCAGCGGCGGAAGGCGTCATTTTCATGGAGTAACCTTGTGATGGTTTGTTCGCGGCGCACGGCCTGTTCGCTGGCGGCATTGAGCTGCTGACGCAGCGCCACCTGCGCCTGCTCGTTGTCGGCCGCCAGCGCATCAGCGGCGGCGCGCTGTGCTTTCAGTTGCGCGATGGTGTTGCTCTGCTCGCGTGTAAGCTGGGTGGATTGCGAAAGCGCGCTGCGCAGCACGTGGTTTTGCTGCACCAGCCATATTACGCCCAGCGCTGCGAGCAGCAGGGCAATCAGCCGGGCGGTCATTTCACCCCCTTCAGGCACCAGGCGCGTTCGCGTTCGCGGCGGTTTTCCAGCCCGCGATTGCGATCGCCGTTGATAAACACCCAGCGCGGCAGCTGATTGCAGGCCTGTTGCCACTGTTTGTGGTTGATAAACCACACCAGCGTCGAACGGCAGGCGGCAGCGGTGCCGACGTTAAAGGCAAAACTAACCACCGCGTCATAGACCTGTGATGGCATGGCGACCGGCGCGCAGGCTGCCAGCCGTCGCTCAACGTGCAGTACATCGGCGACCAGATTCACCGCCGCCTCTTTTTCGCTGATATCCCGCGTTGGCGCGACACCAGCGGTGTGGCCAATGCCGGATGTCCAGACGCCAGCGCTGCACTGGTATGGACGCAGACGACAGCCTTCCAGATCGGTAATCAGCGCCAGCCCCGGCTGCGAGGTGTGCAGTAAATGGAAATCCGGTACCAGCACCGCCAGTGCCAGCACCGCCGCAGCGCTGCAACGTTTAACGGGTAAGCCCATTCATCACCTCCTGGCTCATGGCGCAGGATTTCAGGAACAGATAGCTTTTGCGGCGGTAATACCAGTTCACGGCGACGGTGACGGCAACGCCCAGCGCGCCGAACCAGGCCGCGAAATCCTGCGGCGTCATCGCGCCGAAAAAGGTCAGCGCGACGCTTATCCAGTAGGCCAGCGACGAGGTGACTTTTTCGATAGTCAGGCCCATAGATTCACCGTTTCTGTCTGCGTCGGCGCCTGCGCTTCCGGCAGGTTTACCGGAGTGCCGTAAGGCAGAATCACGCCCAGATCGGCAAGGCCTGGATTGGCTGCCAGCACCGTTTCAACCACACCCTGGGTGTAGCCGTAATAGCGCAGGCAAAGGAGATCGAGCGTATCGCCCTGTTGTGTGATTACATTCATCGTTTCGCGTCTCTTACCGTCGGGAAGGATTTTTCCCACCGTTAAGTCTCCAGACCGGAGCAGGCGGACGCTATCTGTCGCCGCTGGCTGTACGCTGACACAACAGGGCGAAAGCAATGTGAAGTGGGGAGGGGCGGCCTGAAACAGTGCAGGTATGATCTGGCGCGCAGGCCGCCGTAACCGGCGGGTTTCCGGCGGCTATTCTGCCTGGTAAAAGATGTCTCTTTCCTGCGCAGTCGCGCTTTCGCTTTCCGCCATATCGGCAATCAGCCACAGTGCCATTTCCAGCTCTTCCTTTTTGCAATGGTGGAGCAGAGACAACTCGGCAATAAACCTTACGCACGCCCATTTCCGCTGGGCGCGTTCATTCCGTTCAGACACCATGAATCCCCTCATGAGTTCTTTACTGTATATTTGTACAGTATCATAGGCCGTTTATTGATGGGAAGCGAAAATTATTTCACTGCATCACTATGTTGCTGAAAGAGAAAACCATTATTCTGCTTCGCCCACGCTTTTAGTGCGGTTTGTCTCGTCGATTCCGGGTTATCGGGCGGTGGATCGCTACAGCGGCTGGTGGGCCAGCGCGTACAGTTATTGACAGAACTCCAAGAGGGCGCAGGCGCGCCCTGAAGGTCAACCCCCGTTCGCTTCGGCACAATTTTCCATTTTTTCAGCCGCGTCAGCACCGGCGAACCGGCACCGACCTGGGTGTCATACACTCCGCGAATACGTACCGTGGTTTCGCCGTACTGGTTAAATTCGTCATCCGGCGCATACAGCGTGCGCACCTGCAAATCATCGCGACGAACAAACGGCCCGCCCTGAGCATTGACGTAGCCTGCCCAGTCCCCGGCATCGGCGGCATCGTGAACCAGTGCGAATTCCACGCTTAAGCCGCGAGCTGTTTCGCCATCGGCCATTTTTCTCAGCTCGCGATACACCGTCACCGGCGCGCCGCCAACAAACTGAAACTGGCGTATCCGCCAGCGTGCCGCCCAGGCGGAAACGGCGCAGGCCGTCTCCTGCAACGGTGCGCCGCTCTCATTATCGCGCTCACCTTCCAGCGCATACCCGTCAATATTCTTGGCGATATACTTCGCCACATAACCGGTGGCGCTGCCTTTTTGCGCATCGATCGCCTCGGCGTGAAAACGTGCGCGTTTCGCCTTATCGCTGCGCAGCTCGTGGTGATCCTCTTCGCGGGCATAGTCGCCGAGAATTTCGCGCACGTGGCTGACATCCTGCGGCTGCATAAACAGCAGCAGATGCCAGTGCGGCGTGCCATCGTGATGCGGCTCAGCCACACGAATGCCGAAAATACGCAGCCCGTTACGATGCAGCCTGGCGCGGATCCTTGCCCACAGCCGGGTGAAATAGCCCTGCGTTTGCGCCGGGCTGGCACCGTTCCACTTATGATTTCGATAACCGGCGCGGGTGGTGGCGTGCCAGGCTGACGGCGCGGTCAGGGTATAAAACTCGCCGACATAACCCAGCGACTGACAAATCGTTTCAAAGCCGCGAATGCGCGTCATCAGCTCGCAGCGGCGAATCGCCGGGTTGGCGACCGAGCCGTCATGCTTATCAATCAGGCTGATACGGTTTCCTTCCTCATCTTCCAGCTCCATGCTGTTGAGAAACTCGCGGTTACGGCGTTTCTGCTCGCGCCAGGCGCTGACGCAATCGTCGCTGGCATAGGGCCGTTTTTTCTTGCTGACGTTACCGAGTGCAATTTGCAAATGTTCGCGCCACTGGGCGGCGATGCGACGCAGATGGCCGCGCCACCAGACCTCACTGAACAGGCGGATCACCGCCGGGGCAATCTCATCAGCGCAGGCAACTTTACGGGTGACACGCTGCCAGTGCGGCGGCGTGACGTTAAATTGCAGCGCAATCATTCCGGCGTGCAGATACCAGCGGTGCAGGGTTTTCAGCTCTGCCGCTTCCGCGCTGTCGATGTTTGCCAGTTCGCCGCGAATAAAATGCGCGATGTCGGTCGCCAGCCGGTCAATCGCGCTTTTCGCCAGATCCGGTAGTTGGTTATAGCGGGCCAGCAGCGCCACCAGACGGCTCGCCAGATCCTGCTGGATGGCGGTATCAAAATGACCATTGAACACGGCTCTGGAGAGGCGCGGGCTAAGCGGTTTGTGTTGGTAGCGCTGCGTCACCGCGTTTAGCCGTGGGATAGCGCGGTGAAAGAAGTGGCAGAGAAAGGCGTTGGCCCGCGCCGTACCGTGCGCCTGTTCCAGCACATCGATACGGCGGGTGATCGGAAAGCGGATGCACTCCGGTTGCAGCGCCAGCGCGTGGCGCGCCTGCTGCACCGCCGCAAAATGCTGGTTGCGACGGTGCAGTTCCGCGTGGGTGAGATACGGGCTGGCGATCGCTGAACGCGGCGCGTTCCACGGATAAGCCCACGAGGCCGCCAATTAGCGCCTCCGGTAATGTTTATCTTTCAGTTCGGCGAGCTGCTGGCAACTGACACAGCAGGTCACGCCGGGCAACGCCATCCGCCGGGCCTGGGGAATCGGCGCATCGCAGCATTCGCAGGTAAGGCGTGAGGGCAACAGCAGGCGGTTACGCGCCTGGCGGATATAGCGCTCGCGATCGTCCAGCTCACGCTGCTGAACGAGATCCATTTCATCGGCCATCAGTGCAGCTCCTGTGCCTGGGTATCGATATGGCTGGCTTCCTGGCGCAGCAGTTCGGCGACGTCGCACCACTCAAGACGCCGGGTGGCGATAAACGCGGCCAGCGCCTCCAGCCGCCCGGAAATAATGCCGGCACAGCGCAGGCGTTCGTTGTTGCGGGCTTCTGCCAGCAGCAGCGCGATCTCTTCATGGCTGCGTACTGGATGGGGGGTAACATTTTTACGCATGGTATTTCTCCTGAAATTCGGGCAAAGGGAGGCCCGACGGGTTGACGTCATAGGTATGAAAAAGGGGTTACAGCGGCATGGTGAGCCGTTTCGGAAACAGGCTTACTACCACGCGGAAATGGTTCATCGCGGCAATCAGCGCCCGCTTCTCCTCAAGCGTCAGCGCATCCGGATGAAGCGCCTGACGCGCCGTGGGTACTCTGGCGAGAAAGAAGATCGCCGCCAGCGCCCGGCTGTTCTCTTCAAAGTGTTCATCCCGCTTGTCGCGCAGCTCGTCGATAAAGCGCGCCACCTCGCGCCAGCTATCGCCCCAGAAGCGGCCGCGGATTTCCGCGATATGGTTCAGCCCGCTCAGGCGTTCTCCGGCGTTGAGCGGAAGCGTTGCGGTGGGTGAAGTGATCGCCATATTGCCTCCTGTTTGATTCTGAATTTGCAAAAGCAAATTCAGCTAAACGAGGTGCCGGAACGACGGTCGAGATAACGACAGTCGATCGCCTGCTGGGTTAATTTGTCGCGCCAGGCCTGCACGTTGATCAGCGTGCGGCTGCGTTTACCGGCGTTTTCCGCGCTCGAATAGTCGCGGGTTGGTGCTTTCAGCAGAATGCCTTCGTCGAGCCATTGCCAGACCAGACGCTCGCTAATACCGCGCATGGCAGCGAAATCCCGCACCGTCATGGCATCGGACATCGCCGAGCGGATCAGGGTTTGTAATGTCGGGAGCAGGGCGGAGACCAGCTCATCCATCTGCCCATGGGTGAAATTCCTGGATTGCATTTGAGAGCCAGATAACGGATGCGACGGCGTTGATTTTGCATCTGACATATCGCATTATCTCCTGTTGTTTGAAATGTACTGCACTGCTGTGCATTTTGGTCGATGCACAGCAATATAAATCGCAAATGCGATTGTGTAAATCGCTTTTTTGATGTTGGTGAACATGAGTGATAACAAAATGAGTGTTCAGGATGTGATCGAGCGTATTGCTGCGTCCTATTCTGTCTCCAGCCAGAAAGCGCTTGCCGAAGCACTGGATGTCCCGGCGAACAATATCAGTAGCTGGATCCAGCGCGACAGCGTGCCCTATAAGGCAGTGGTCAAATGCGCGCTGGATACCGGCGCAGATTTGCACTGGCTGGTAAACGGTGAATTTGCAAATGCAAAATCAGCGGATAAGCCGCTGCCGAAAGGCAAGGCGCTGTACGATGAGATTTTATCGACCGGCGGGCGGCCGGTGCTGCGCCGCATCCTCGATGCGTATGGTTTCCAGATGCAAAAAGATCTCGGCGACCTGCTTGATATCTCCTCCGGAACTATCAGCACCTGGGTGCGGCGTGAGTTTTTTCCCGGTGATGTGGTGGTGACCTGCGCGCTGGATACCGGCGTCTCGCTGAACTGGCTGGCGACCGGGAAAGGTGAAATGTACCCGGCTCCGGCTCCTGCGGCGTCAGGTGATGCTGTGCTGAGCATTCCGAAATTCCGGCTGGAATCCGGCGAGCTGAAAGAGGCGGGCGTCTGGGCGCTGGATCGCAGCCTTGCGCCGTTAGCGACGGAAGGGCTGAATTTTATCGAGGGGCTGAATGCGGCCTGGCTGGTGGATACCTTGGCGCAGAAAATTGGTAACGGGCGCTGGTTTATCAGTATCGACGATGCGCTGGATGTGTTTGATGTGGTGCGGCTGCCGGGCGGCAAAGTACGTCTGACGAATAATGCGGTCGATTTCGAATGCGGCGTGACAGAGATTGCGCCGTTCGGCGTGGTGGTTTTTACGCTGGAAAAACATGTGTAAGCGGCAATGACGGTCAGCAAACAGAAAAACGGCAAGTGGCTGTGCGAATTGTACCCGCAGGGGCGGGAAGGGCGGCGTATTCGTCGGCAGTTTAATACCAAAGGCGAGGCCGAAGCGTTTGAATCCTGGACGAAACAGGAGGCGCAGGAGAAGCCGTGGCTGGGCGAAAAAGAGGATCGCCGACGTTTAAGCGAGCTGATTGCGCTGTGGTTCAAGCTGCATGGCCAGTCGCTGGCGGCGGGCAAGTCGCGGATGGCGAAGCTGGAGATTGTCTGTCGCGGGCTGGGCGATCCGGTCGCCTCGCGTCTGACCGCCAAAGCCTGGGCGCACTATCGCGACCAGCGTCTGAGCGGCGAAATCGATAACGGTTACACGGCGGACAAAGCAAAGTGGAAGGTGAAGCCAGTCACGGTCAACCGCGAGCAGCAATATCTGAGCGCGGTGTTTAACGAACTGCGGCGGCTGGGGGAATGGTCGCTGCCGAACCCGATTGAAAACGTGCGCATTTTTCGCGAAAAAGAGCGAGAAATGACGTGGCTGACGCAGCCGCAAATCATCACCCTGCTGGCGGCCTGCGAACGCTACGGGCACGCCGATTTAACGCGGGTGGTGAAAATTTGCCTAGCCACCGGCGCGCGCTGGCGCGAGGCGGAAAACCTCAATCGCGCGCAGCTTGCGGCGAATAAAATCACCTTTATCAAAACCAAAGGCGGGCGCAACCGGACGGTGCCTATTCCGCCGTGGCTTTTTGACGAGCTGTCGCCGCTGCAAGGGCAGATGTTTCAGCCGTGCTATGGGGAATTCAGCAAAATGCTGGCCACCACCGATATCGCGCTGGCCGAAGGGCAGAAAACCCACGTTCTGCGCCACACTTTCGCTGCGCATTTCATGACCAATGGCGGCAATATCCTTGTGCTGCAACGCATTCTTGGTCATGCCAATATCCGTGAAACCATGCGTTACGCCCACTTTGCGCCCGATCATCTTGAAGATGCGGTGATGCTCAACCCGCTGTCGCAACTTAATGGCGGCAAAATGGCGGCGGAGGTTGCATAA